TGGATTGATTGTACGATTAGTGTCGGTTGTTATAATCCATACATTACCTTCGTTAAACTCAAATGTAATATTACCCGTAGTAGTCTGTACTTCTAATCTATCAGGTCCCAATATGTGAGTATTTGTAGCAGGCGTAGTGTTGAGATTACGAGGAGTCGCTGCATAAATTACAGCGTGTTTATTCCCCGCTACATCTTCCATATGGCTCATCCAAATTGAACCAAAGGTACTACCGCCAAAGTCACCGTCTTCGGGTGATGGGAAGAAGCCATCAGGGTCGGTCACTATATTAGTAGCGTCTACATTTCCTATCGAACCCTTTGTCATAGGAGTCAAATAGACAGGAGATTGCCTAATGAATGCTCTTCTGTCATTTATTGTAGGAGTGGTGCTAAGAGAACTGGTGACGCTACCTGCTCCTCCAGTCATTGTATATCTCAAGACTGCTAATACAGTAGTTTGATGATTCAAATCAGTATTACCAGTTATACTTGGGTTAGATAAGAATCGGTTAGGAATCAAAGGAGTACCACTTGATGGTGCAGCAGGAGTACCCATCTCGTACATGAGATGCGCTTCGGGCGTATTCCTACCTACAAGATATACTACGACAAATACATCGCTATTAGAAGCAGGTACGCTTGGTAAATCACCGCTATGGTTAGCACCTGCACCTGTAGTCCCTAAAACAAATGTTTCATGATTGCCGGGTCCGTTAGCGAATTTGTACAATACTCCGTCTAATACACAATAGCCACCGTATACTTTCAGTTCACCCTGAGTAGCAGTCGTTTCTATGAAACCGGGAGTGTTAGCGATTATGCTATTTCTAAGAGAATCTCCCTTCGCTCCGTCACCGAGTCTAAGTATACCATTACCGTGTAATCCTTCGTAAAGATTAGTTAGGCTCGGACTGGTAAGTCCATCACCATCTCTCAAACCTTGAGAGTCATTTGTCATTCCACTTGCGCTTGTATGCCCTGCTTTCGGATTGGTCATGCTGTCACCTCTATTATTGCTGAAAATTCTATTTCATTATTGCTATTCTTTTGGATAGCGTTGTAAGTATATCTCATAAAATCTGTAGTATCGGTAGAATCTGCCGGATTCTTATAGCGAATAACTACTTCCCTCAGAGGGCGGGTGAAGGTAGTATCTAATGCCAGTTTCGCTTGTACAATGAGAGTATTATCATCTACTACTCTAACATTAGGAGTCACCACTACGGCTGGATTTCCTATACCTCCGTCTTGCTGAGTAGCAATAGTTCCGTCAAATCCAAAGACAACTTCGTTTATCCTGTCTTTGAGAGTGTCAATCAAAAATCTTGTTCCTTCGTCTAATAGTGGCAAATCATCCCCTCCTCGTGTTCAAATAATTACTGTGTATCGTACCTATCTTCAAGCGACTATTCCTTGATTCAGGATTGGTCTGTGTAGATAGTATGAATATTTCTTCGTTATCAGCGATTGGATGTACACTCGCAGATTTGATTACCACCGTAGTTGCACCTACTCCGGCTAAGTTAATGTGACCTAACTTATTACCATTCGCAGTGTAAACAGCCTGATTATCAGTGGTAAATACGCTGGTAGCATTCACTCCATCAACTGTGAATGAAGAAGTACCAATTGCATATCCGCCAGCGTTATTGATTAGTACACCTGTGCTTTCAAAGAATATATCTCCGTGTATGGAATTGCGCCTGTTCATACCAAGAGTGTATCCTACTCCACGGTTCATATCTACTCTTTCAGATATTTGCCAAGTCACTTTGAATTTGAAGCCAAAAGATGTAGAGAACTCTTCTGTTGAGAACTGTCTATTTCTTTCTTGATTAGCCTCTAAATTACCACTGATGTCTATTTCTTGGAAACGCTGTAATACATCTTCTAATGTCACATCTACAGAGTTGACATGAAGTTCACTCATTCTTGTATCTAAGTCAAACTTGGTTCCCAGTACCATGTATCTTTCGTTATCAGTTCTTGATTGGTAAGATACCATGTCGCCCGGATGCATATGTGTAGCAGACAGGACATCTACTAACTTACGAGAGCCTGTAGCGTTTTTTGCCATCTTTAGCATACGCTGACCTATCAACTTAGCACTGGCTTTGGTAACTGCTGTAGGAGCATGTATGCCACCCGGTACTTCGTTTATGCCGTTTTCTTGTCTACCAAAGTCATCTACTTGTACTGTATTTTGATGATTGTTGGCTCTTGCTTTTCCTCTGACGACTACTCTGTTAGGAGTGGTTTCGTTATTGTCATCAACAGTACCTCCTACTACTCTGTTCTCAGTCAACAGATATTCTCTTTCTATTCTATTCTGAGGGAAATAGCAGACATTCCCATACCTGTCACCACGAGGGCTATAGCCATCGTGCTTTGCGAGGTATCTGAGTGCGCTGAATGCCTCGACACCATAGAAGTCTTGAGCAAGGAAAGTAGAACTTGGTAGCCTCGCTCTCACTCCGTTGATTGATGAAGTGTTTGCTTTTGCTACTCTAACTGCCAAGTCAGAAGTTCGCAAGCCCACGCCCACTTTCTGAGCAAAACGGATGGTTTTATTGGTGAAGCCAATGTTGGCTAATTCTTGCCCTTTCAGATTCTCAACCAAATACCTCGTACCTTTGTTAGCGTCTTTTATCTGAGATACCACTAACGCTTGGTCGTTGTTTTCAGCACCTACTAACAGTGCAGGTAGTGTACTGGAAGTGCTTACTTTGTCTTTGTCGAAGTAAACTGCGCCCTCGTATCGAATGCTATCTGTAGGGTTGTGAAGCAAACGGACAGTATCCTCTTCCTCAATCAACTTGTACTTTCTCTCAGCGGTAGGAACGAAATCTGTAGCAGTAGGTTTGTTGACAGCGAATCCTGCTTTGACTCGTGTGTACTCACCATGTCTGACAGCGTTATCTACGAAGCGTGGTTTACGCACGACCTTCATAACAGAATCTTGGTCAGCGTCAAAGCGACCAGTAACTGTGTTCTTACCTACTGCCATTACTCCCAACCACCTTGTCTAACTTTCTGAGCCTCTTCCCATAAATCTGCATCAAGCCAAGGGTAAGTCTTGACATTTTCTTTATCACCTTGGTAATCAGGGGGCTGGAAATTAGCCATAGTTTCGTGAGCAATTCTGTACTGATTGAAAGGAACGGGATTACCGCTTTTTTTCTCTCTTAATGCATTAAGTGCAGCGTGTCTCATTTCAGGTGTGTTATCGAGTGCTTCGTGTATACCTTCGTGTCGAAGTGTATTGGCGATACTATTGACTAAGTGCTCATCATACTTTTTGTCGTAATGTTTCCAATAACTGTTAGGTACACCACTGGATTCAGGGTATTCAGGTAATTGGAACTCCCCGCCCGACATACTCTTAACCTCATAAGGCCATTTAGAGTGACCAAGATTTATTTGCATTTCAGAAGGGTGGGCTTCAATATCAGACTGCCATTCGGCAAGCCCCCAGTCCGGTCTATTAGGGAGTGAAGCAGGGACCCAACCTGCTTCCATTGTCCTACCTCTTATTTTAGGCTCAAAGTGAAATTTTGCCTTTAACACCAACCAAGCCTCATTCATCGGTGTCATGCTATCACTCTCCCCTGTAAGGTTCTGCTAAATGCGCCCCTTGTTCTAACATCATCTGATTAGCGTCTTCCCAATCTATTTCATCATGTGTGTTGGGGTCAAAGGGCTTTACATCGTGATTACGGTCTAACCATTCACCTGCCTCTTTGAGTTGAGGAACGGTATATCTTTTGTGTACATCTTCATCTCTTTTGAAGACATGATATGGTTTAATCAAATAAGGCTGTGCTGAATCACCAAAATGCATATCAGTATCATACCCAAGAAAAGGAACCCATTGACCTGCTCGTGGCTCACCTTCTTCATACTCAGTCTGTCCAGTTTCAAAATTGTATGCCGAGCCTCCGCCACTTCGTTGATAAAATGGTATTTTCCTTTCTCCTTTTGAAGACTTTATCGTGACTATGCCAAAAGGCTCTTGGCTGGAACTGTAGCCTAAGAAGTCAAACTTATGTGACTG